ATCAACATCACTTTTTCTTGATTCGGCAAGACCTTCTGATAGAGTACTAGCAAGCCCAGCTCCGTATCCAAACTCACCCCCAGCTTCAATCTTATCTACTTGCCCAGGAGATTTAAGCTTTTTCCCCCATTTGCCTGTTGTAGCTTGATGTGCAGCAGCCTTACCAGCAGTCATACCAGCTCCTTTAAGACCAGCTGTAATAAGCTTTAATGTAAGAGGGTTTATAGCACCACCAGTAAGCCCAGTTAATGCCATGCCTCCAAGAGTTGAAAAAGCTTGGCCTGCAAGAAAGCCACCAACCTTACCACCCCAAAAACTTCGTTTTTTTTGTTTTTCTGAACCCTTTTCTGCCTTTGCTAGTTGTTTATCAATACGAGCACCAGCAGCCTTTTGTTTTTTTAATTGCTGAATACCGCCTGTATATATTGCCATAACTCTATCCTTATTTTAAAGTGTTAATTTCTGTTTGCATTGTGTCTAATTTTGTTGATAATTCTTTTACTGCTTCTACAAGAACTGGGATAATACCTGTGTAGTTCAAGGCTTTTGTCTTCATTATTCCAATATCTTGTAATTCCTGTGGAGCATCTAATCCATTATCTCTAACAAGTTCTGGAATAACTTGCTCTACCTCTTGTGCAATAAGACCATATCGAGTTCCTTTTGAACTGTCCCTATACTTATAGTCATGAGTAACACCCCTTAGAGCATTTATCTTATCTAGACCATTTGACACAGTAACAATATTCTGCTTAATTCTTTCATCAGAAGTATATGAGCCAGTATCACTTATTGTATCTCCATCAGCCTCTACGATCCATTTCAGATTCCCTGTGCTTCCTACATCTGACTCCATCCTGAAAAGGTCTTCAGTAGTAGTTGAAGTCGGTCTATATGTCACGATCCTTCCTGTAGCCTCTATACGCATTTTTTCTTGAGCAGTAGCTAGAGCTGTCTCACTCATAGCTGTCGCAAATATAAGATCGGTTTCATTATTGTCTGCTGCAAAAGTAGCTCCATAAGCAACTTCTGCCCATATAGCTGCTCCTGGAAGATAAGAATCACTACCATTATCATGTTCAGGTGATCTAAATTGTATAGCACCAATAACATCGGCAGCTTCAAGGTCTGTATTCCTAGTATCAAGGGAAAGTAGACAAGCAGCATCAAATCCTGTATTGTCGTCAGCGTCACCACCACCTTTTATATAAAATCCCCCTTTTGCTTGTATTGTAGTAGTAAACAAACCTGCCGTACTACCATCATATCTTCTTGCACTATCCCCAATTAGACCTGTCCCTATAACTATCTGACCTATAGCAGCAGAACCAGAGGCATCAGCAGACCATCCAAGACAAATATTATATCCACCATCAGTAATTCTATCACCAGCAAGTCGTCCAACACAAGTATTATAAACACCATCGACTATTAAGCTTCCAGCACTAGCCCCAATACAAGTATTAGAAATACCATCAGTTATTTTTTCTCCAGCCTTATACCCAATTAAAGTCGCACCCTGAGCAGTTGTTATATCAGTTCCAGCTTTATATCCAATAGCAACATCAAAATCCCCACCTTGACTGTCATACATAGCTAAAGACCCTATAGCAACATTTTCTGCTCCTACAGTTTCCTTATACAAAGCTTGATCACCAATGGCAACATTATTATTACCAGTTAACGCTGTGCCAGAAACTCCTTTACCAGCAGAATCTCCAATAAAAACATTGTCATATCCAGTAGACATATAATAGCCAGTATCACGACCAATACAAACATTATCGCCATTCCCAGTTGACACACTATAACCAGAATCCTTCCCTATCAAAACATTATCAACAGATGTTGATAGAGTATATCCAGAATTTGTTCCAATACATACATTATTTATAGCACCACTTGACATTGATCTTCCAGCCTCAGTACCAATGCATACATTATCATTAACGCCTGAAACATCAGGGTTCGTAGCAGCCCATACGCCCATCATAACATTCCGACTACCAGTACTTGTTATGCCAATTTTACCAGTAAGATTAATATCTGCAACAGTTGTTGTAGCACCAAATGTAGCTACTTTAACTTTATTTGTAAAAATATCTACAGAATCTCTATCTATACTAAGATAATTAGAATCAGTAACTCCAAACTTTGTTACACCATCTTTAGAAAGTGGAACATCCCACCATCTACCTGACCATTTACCCCATAACTTAGCTCCAAGTCTAGTTCCTTTTATCTGTATATCGCCATCACTACCCTCTCTTGGATTTGGATTTCCAAGTTTAGTAGAAATTTTTGGTCTTCTTGGTGTACCCCAACCCATTACTTTATTGGTCTCGCTCTGTATAGTATTGAAATATCATTTATCTCTAAATCTTCACTTGCTGCTCCACTAAAATATAGTGAAAAACTTTTTATATCTTTCGCTTGTGATGCGGTAGTAGGAGTAAGTGTTACAAACGTATGGGTAGAACCTACATCACCAAGTGGTGTGTTTGTACTATTAAACTGCCTATCAGTTGTAGTAGCATCTGTTCTATAGTATACATTTAAAGAATCAACATTACCCTTATAGGTAAGATAAACTTTAAATATCTTTTTTGTCTGCGATGGCAATCCAAAGTCTAAGTCTTTTGTCCAATATTCTATTGTTTGTGCATTACCAGAAGCCTGCCCAGCATTATAATTTAAAAGTGTTCCATCATCATCACGTTTAATTGCCAAATATCCATCACTTGTTACGATAAAATTAGTATGCCGATTATCATCAGCATTTGTAATAATACTAACACCTTCCGTCCATGATTGTGTTATCATATTGTACACCCAGCCATCATCATCGCCAGCACTAGGATTGTCTCCAATATTTTTAAGTACAATAATACTTTTTGAGCGTGGATCATATCCAATGGATGGAACACTTGCACCTGCCCCATCTGAAGTTTCTTCAATTACCCCAGATTGATTAAGCCAATCAAATTTACCATCTGTAAGTGAAGTTACTTTTTGTCCATCATAAATATAACATCCATTCTTATTAACAAATATAACTCCAAATGAAGTTGTAAATACCTGACATGGATTAAATACTCCACAATCTCTAAATGATGCTTGTGCATAAAACTGTGCTGGATTTGAGACGTTTATAACGTATAATCCATTTTCTTTAAATTGTAATATAGTATCTCTATATGCTGCTAAAGCTGTTATTGGAGACCCATCAGAAGAAGGAGAATCAAATCTATTATACTGAGGAAATACCCCAGGCTTTCCTGGCATTGAAAACATCATTGAGTCAGGCATATGTTTTCCATCAAATTTAACATTACCAATAAATACAATACCACCGCTACCAACAACCGCAGTTTTATATCTTACATCTTTAGCTGCTGGGGCTGTACCTGTAGCATCTGGAGATTTACTATATACTTCATTTGCATAATATCCATTTAATGAAGCATATGAATATACTTCTGGGGGAGCATCAAATGTTATATTAGTTTCAAGGTCAAATTCTGTATCATTCCCACCAGGATCATGCCAAGGCGTAAATGTAGAATCAAGAGCACCTTTAACACCATCAACTAAGCTAACTTCTCCAAGTAAAAATCTTTCTGTATCTCCAGCTTTCTTAAAATATACCCTAGCTCCTTCAATTCTTTTATCATTACCCAATGGTGCTCCACTTGCATGAGATAGACCGATTACAACATTAAAATCTAAAGTTTTATTATCTATATCTCCAGTATCACCAATGGAAGATAAGCCAGTCTCACATCCACCATCAAATAACCAAGATACATAAATTGTATATACGCCATCCCATAATCCAGCAGTTGCAGTTTCGTCAACTGTAACAATCATTCTTCCAGCACCAGTTATGGCAGTACTAGCATAATTTGGATGAGCACCAGTATTTATTGTAACCTGATTAGCACTTGTGCCAAATGTAGGAGACGCAATTAATGGGAGACTTGTAGCACTACTCCACCCACTAACAGCAACTGTTCCATTTATATCACTTCTTGAAACATATATTTTACATCTATTACTACCACTATGATCAAAATTTGCATCACCTACATATAATCCATTTCCAGAAGCATAATATACTTGACAAACAGTTGCATCATTCGTTCCACCGACAGTAGTTATCCAATCAACAGTTTTTTCATCTGGTAAAGTATATACATCAACTGCACTTCCATTAGCAACACATGTAAAAACAGTTTGACCAACATTACCAGCATCATGATCCGCTGGAGCTACAAATTGGAAAAGCCCATACCCAGAAAAATTTGCATCCATTGTACCATCAATAACTACATCAGCTCCAATAGCATTCTCATTTAAACAATCCCCAAGTAGCTTTATCCTCCCAATGCTAGAAACTGTTACGTTTTTAGCTTCTTGGCATTCAAAGTCAGCTATATCTCTTGGAGAAGACTTTTGGTTAATGCCTCCATGAAACTTAGATAGTTGGTATAACTTCTTTCTACCACCTGCTACTTGTGGTAATGGTTGAAAACCCCCAGGAATAGTACTAACAGTACCTGTAAATGGAACAGAGCCTACATTAGAAATAGATGGAAGAGATGGAAGTGCATTTGCCTGCATATCAAGCCCAGATGTTAATGAAGGATTGACATCTCCTGTTGGAGTGACGATTGGAGGAGTAACTACAGGAGGAGTAACTACAGGAGGAGGAGTAACTACAGGAGGAGGAGTAACTACAGGAGGAGGAGTAACTACAGGAGGAGGAGTAACCACAGGAGGAGTAGTTGTGCCTTGCCCCCCACTAGCGATTATATCATCAACCCTTTGTTGCTCAGGCGTAAGTTGAACTAAGGGTTCTGTTTTACCAGACATAACAGAAGCCTTTGCTTCTGGCATACCAGACTCAACAAGAGCATTATATTGTGATTCATTTCCTCCGCTTACAGGAAAATTCCTTTCTTCATCATCTATATTATGTCTAGGTGTATATGGCATTATAAGCTTTCTAGTACTTTTTTAACTTTTACCCAAGCCTTATCATCTTTCTTTGTCTTTGTTACCTTTACAGCAATATCTCCTACCTTTATAAGAAGAGGAATAAGACCATGTTTTGCAACTGCTTTTGCTATTATCATTTTAAACATTATTTACCTACTATTTTATATATTGATTTTTTAATTGATGTCCATATAAGATCATCCCACTCTGTTGGACTAAGTGCAACAACCTTATCTATAGCAAGAATACCTATTACTACATATTCCCAATTTGCTGATAATTGTTCTAACATTTATTTTTCTCCTTTTTTAAAAAGTTTTATTATGATGTCTTTTATTACGTTAACTGCTGTCATTGTTTTTTTAGTTTCATCTTTTGATTCACGATTACTGTCTATAAGCTTCACAGTTATATCGTGTAAATTCTTTATATCTTCCTGTACGTCTCTTGTTAGAAACTTTATTAGATACATTAGTGCATAGCCAAGACCTAATGCTACAGAAACTGGGATTCCAATTGTCTCGATTATTCCTATTATATCCAACTACGCCTCCCATATATTATTTTAATTCTTTATATATTTTAATTATTAAATACAATAGTGTGGCAACTCCCACGCCTAAGCTTACAAACTCTGGTAACCAGCCACTAATAGATAACCACCATCCACTCATGCCTGCTCCTGTTGTTTTTAATGTGTCTACTATTCCGTCCATTATTTACCCTGTAATTAATTCGCCCCACAATGAGGTCTTTCCATTTATTATTTGTATTACATGCACAGTGAAAAAGCCTTTGTCATAAAAATCAACGATTGCAAATGCATGACTCCAATTGTGCATCCTATATTGTAAAAATTCATTCTTCTCTGCCTTCATGTCCTTCAGACATCCTATACTCCACGCTGACTTCA